GAATGGGAGGGTTGGCATTTAGTAATTAAAGGAACGAAGTGAACTTCTTTTGAACTTATTTACTTTTTAAGATAAATTATATCTAATAAAACTGATTTTAAAGACCTTTTACTTTTACCAAAGGACAATTGCCCAAAGGACAATTGCCCAAAGGACAATTGCCCAAAGGACAATTGTCTTTTTATAATATTTCTAAGTTCATCTATATCAGTAACTTGCATATTTCCAATTGAAGTATGTTCATTAAAAAAACTTGGATTATTAAAAGCAGCAATTCTCATTTTTGTAGCAGAAATCGAATTTTCTTCATCACGGTCAAGTTTAATAACTTGTGTTTCTGGTTCGTATTTATCAAAAAGTTTTTTGAATTCATCTGCTCTAACTCCTCCAAAAACACCTGTTATATTAGTATAACCTTGTTCTTTCATAACTTTTATGAAATTTATTACATTATTTCCATAAATACTCCCATCGATAAATTTAGTTCCAGGAAACATTTTTTCTAAGAAATGTATTTTTATATCAACTGGTAATGGATTTTTATCAGAGTCTTTTGCCTTACTTGTTTTCCAATTTGGTTTATTGATAGTACTTGATACAAAAATACGATAATCTGCATTATTTTCTTTAGCAAGTTGTATTATTTTATTAATAAGAAACGCATGTCCAGAATGAGGAGGTTGAAATCTTCCAAATGTAAAATAAATTTTACTGGTATTCATTTAAATTAAACTTTTATTAAATTTTCAAATTTAATTTAAATTTTTTATTTAAATTTAAATTCGGAAATTCCCAGAAAAATAAAATATTTATAAAGAGTACTAATTCACAAAAACTAACTAAAAATGGGAGGAGGACTTATGCAACTTGTAGCCTACGGCGCCCAGGACATCTACCTGACTGGTCAGCCACAAATTACCTTTTTCAAATCAGTTTACCGCCGCCACACCAACTTTGCCGTTGAGTCAATTCTCCAGACCATTAATGGATCTGTTGCATCAAGCTCTCGCGTGTCAGTAACTATCTCTCGTAACGGAGATCTCCTCAAGAATCTTTGGTGTGTGTTTTCACCCAATCTTCTTGTGACTTCCACCGCAACCACCGTTGGTTCTGATCTTGGTCATGCCATTCTTCAGCAACTTGAGATCGAGATTGGAGGTCAGCTTATTGATCGCCAGTATGGTCTCTGGCTCTCAGTGTGGCGCGATCTTTCTGAGGTGAACTCCATTGGTTCTCAGGGAGAGATGACCACTCTTGGTGGAGAACCTCTACCCAATGACCCATCTGGAACTGCGTCAACTAAATACCAGCGTATGGCTTATACACATCAGGCGCTTGGTATTACATCTAGTACTACTAGTGCACCAACAGAAGCATACATTCCTATGCGCTTCTGGTTTTGCCGAAACCCTGGTCTTGCTGTTCCTCTTATTGCTCTTCAGTACCATGAGGTCAAGTTCAACATTACATTTGCCCCATCAAGCTCTTATGTTAACGGCGGAACCTCTAATATCTCCAACGCTAACTTTACCGTTTATGCCGATTATGTCTACCTTGATACCACTGAGCGTCGCCAGTTTGCCCAGAATGCTCACGAGTACCTCATTGATCAGCTTCAGTTTCAACAGGAAGCCAGTTCCAATACTTCTCAGACAAATACCATTCGCCTTAACTTCAATCACCCCGTTAAGGAGCTTATCTGGTGTGGACAGCCTCTTGCTACTCTTGGATCTGCAGCTGGTTCTTATGAGGACCCTGTTGGACCTGCTACACCTGCCCCAATTGTGTCTGCATCTGGTGGTGTTGTTACTGGTGCTAACCCAGCAGCCACTTCTCAGCTTGTTTCCAAGATTATCCTTAATGGTACCGATCGTTTTACCGCTCGTAACATTAAGTACTTTACTCGTTGCCAAGTATGGGATTGCCACACTGGTTTCGGCGCTACAGGTGTTCCTGATTCAATTGGCGTGTACTCTTTTGCTCTTCGCCCTGAGGAACATCAGCCCAGCGGAACATGTAACTTCTCCCGTATCGACACTGCTCAGCTTTACTTTGCAGGCGATTACATCAATGCACTGACCATCTTCGCAGTGAACTACAACGTTCTCCGAATTATGTCAGGTATGGGAGGTCTTGCATACTCCAATTAAAAAATGTACACTTTGTATACTTTGTGTACTTTCGTTAAAAAAATTAAAAAAAATTTTAGAAAAATTCTTTGTAATCTATTTGTAAAACTCAAGGCCTTTGTTTTTCCTCCCGTTTAAACAATATAAAAATATGACAAACTGATTAATGTTTTAAATTAATATATTTAAAATTAATAAGTAAATACTTATTATTAAATTTAAATAAATTAAAAAGTTTAATTAAAATAAAAAATTAAATTAAATGTCTGAAATTACTATTTTTTTAGATAAACTAATAGAAGAAATATTCGTTAATGAGTTAACATATAGTTTGGTGGCAGTATTTATATTATTGGTATTAAATTTAAACTTTAAAAATGATAAAAAGTTAAATTAAAATAAAGGGATAATTTAAATGTCCGAAATTACTATTTTTTTAGATAATACTCTCAATAGTTCAACAAATAACCCTCCAGGATTTAGTCTATGGGTTGGTGGTAATGCTCATGGTGATCCATTAGGGATTAAAGTTGAAAAAACAGATACTAATTTAGCTTTTAAATTAGTACCAGTTGATTACTTACAAACATGGTATTATGAATATGGTTGGATATCTGGTGCAAATATAAATGGACCATTTGTAGATAACCAAACAATAAGTTTAGATAAAATTACACTTTAGGACCAAATATTTTACTGATGTCTTGATTTTTTTCACGTTTACGTTTTGCCTCACCTATACTAAGTTTTTCACGTCTTTTTGCATTTGTTAAAGATGGCCTGTTAAACATTAAATTACATTTTAATTCTCCCAAAAGAATATCGAATATTGTTTTGAGTGGATTTTTAAGCTGATGTTCAAGATAATAAAGTGTATCGATGGGAACATTGTGTTCAACAACATAAGCTGGATCTTCGACTTTTTTCCAAGAAAGTGCTTTTGGGTCTCCTATATCGATATAAACAAATGGTACACGGTCTCCTGGTTTAGGTGCACCATTAGGGTCACGTGCTATCATTTTTTCAACTAACGCTACATGTGCCATTGTAGGATTTTCTTCTAAGCTTTGAAATGTACCTGTTTTTTCATTTTTACCTGTATCTGGATCCTTTTCTTTTATTTCTTTGGTATGTATCCAACGATAGGGACCATGTGTATCTGGTTTACCATCAATATAATTAGTATACTTTTTTGCATATCCTTTGTATTCATTCCGAAGATTTTTTGAAAGTATCAGTTTTTTAATTGGAACTTCACCATTTAAAAGTCTGTCAATGTGAATTTCAGCTTGGTGCTTACCTTTTTCAAGATTATTTTCAAACATAATAGGTTGAAGAACTGCATCCAAAGTTTCTTTGACATATGGACAATTATCTCGACGAACCAATTCAACTCCTTTTGCTTCAATTTCTCCATTGTGATTTTTGGGATTAGTCCATTCAACATACATATACCGTTTTTTGGCAACCAAAATCAATGGATACATATATTTTTCAAATTCCAGTTCGATGGGTTTTTTAAAAGTTTTAGAAATTTCTTTGGCTGCAAATTCAGCCTTTTTGAATAAAGTTGTGAGTGTTCCATCGGAATCTACTGGTTCGGGAAAGATTACGTAACATGAATCCGTGTTTTTTACAATTAATTGTCCAATACCAGCTTGAAATGTACCGTCTTCTGTTTCTAAATCATAAACATATTGTTCAGTTGTACCTAAATTAATTATTCTTGACAAATTATATTGAGAATTCACTTGTTCTTGAAATTTATCATACCGTTTTAATATAACCTTGCCTTGATCATATTTTATTTCAACTCCATATCCAGCAGCTCTCCATTGAATATATCTATTCTGTAAACATAATTTATTCCACTGTTCAAATGTATTTTCATAAGAAATAATAAAACTATTTTGTTCATGTTTTATATCAGTTGGGAAACTGTGAAAAAGAATATTATTTTCCGTTAATTGATTTGGTTTTATTTGTTCTAAATTTTCATTAAGAAGTGAATGATCTTCAGTTACATCAACTATTCCCGTCGATGTAATAACTCTGTAAATATTTTTTAAACAATAATGCCTAATAGTTCTTTTTAAAGGACTCCATCCAGAAGCAGTCCATATTTCAATTAAAGTCACCGGAATACTTTGTTCTTTGTTAAAAAGACCAGATTCACCTGCTTTAAACTGTGGATAATCTTTTTGAGGAAATCTTGTAAAAAGATTTTGAATTTCAATTGAATATATATTTCCATTTTCACGAATTAAAACTGGAGTATCACCTGTAACACTGTCACCATAAACTATCTCACACTGGAAATGTTCTTTGGCATAATTTTGTGTTTGTTCGATCATTTGTCTTCCGCATCCTGTAACACTTTGAGCAATTGCCAAACAAGGTAAAGCACCGATGGTAGCACCTGTAAAACCATAAATACTATTCATAGATACTTTAATGGCTAATTGTTTGGCATTCAGAACAGTCTTTACGAAGGGATCCGTTGCAGCGTTCATTTCCTTTTTGGTAATTTTACGAGTTTTCCATAAATTTTGAAGAATATCTGAAAGTACACCTGGTTGATTCTGAACAAAACTGAATGACATTTTTTTTGTTTGAAAATTTTCTTCTGTTTCCCATTCAATTGTAGAATACTCAACTCCTGGTAAATTAAGGTAACGATCGTCAAGTACAACTGTCGCATAGCACATGTTATGAGCAATCATAATACTTGGATAAAGACTTGCAAAATCTAAACCACAAACAGGACGTTGATAGTATCCGGTATTTGCTTTAAGAACCGTTGCACCTTGAAATTTACCATCTGGTTCTGCGTAAGGTAATGTTGGGATAAGATATCCCATTTTACGAGTAGCGTAAGCAATTTGACTAAATACTTTAATACTTTGTCCACGAGTTATAAGATATTCAAGAGGTACTTTTGTAACCTTAGCCATTTCTATATGATTTGGTAAAACCGCAAACTTCTCAAAAAGAAGTAAACATAAATTAGTATCCTGAACACAATACTTACCTACACGAGTACGTTTTTCACGAGTTCCAAGATCTTTTGACCATGCTTCAAAAATTTCTTTTGGTGTTACATCATCTTTACCTTGTTTTAGAAAATGTTCACCTACGTAATCAAGTTTATAACTTTCCAATTTAAAATCTTTTTTAATAACCTGTAAAAGATCGATATGAGTTCTTCCAATAAACTTTGTCATTTTCCAATCATTAAAACCTGATTGCTGGTTATCAAGTTTTTTAACAATTACATCGGTACGTTTGTTTATTTTTGATTGGTAATTAAACTGATCTTCTATTCCAAGAACTTTGGCACGTTCAAATAGATATCCATTATCAAACCCAAAGATGTTATAACCAACTATAATATCTGGATCGATTTCTCTTATAAATTTAGCATAATCTAAAAGTAATTTCTTTTCTGAAGGATACTGAAAAACTATAGTGTCTTCAATTGGATCACATGTACCTAAATTAAAAAGATATTTATTAATTTTTAAAGATACTGTATCTTTGGTAATACAACAAATTTGAGTTGCTCGATCATTCTTTTTTAATGCATTGGGAAATGAACCATCTTCGCTACACGCTTCTATGTCAAAATACAGTATACGTATATCACTAATTTTACAATCTGCTTCGCTGTAAGGATTTAAAGCAGTCCAATTACATTCATGATAATCTTCAGTTTCGTTAAATGTAAATTTGTCAACTTTTATCCAACCAGCTGTAAGAATATCACGCATGTGAATTAATCTAAGTAAAGGGTCAATATTAGATTCATAAAGATCAAATGAATAATCTTTTCCTGAAATTGTATACTTATTATTTTGTATTTGATACCTTACTGATCTAAGTGCTTTAGAACTATAAAATGATAATTTTAAAAATTTTCTAATTTTATTATTTTCAAATCCGTAATATCTTTTACCTTCAAGAAACGTAATGTTTTTTATACTTTTAGCATTAATACTATTTTTTACAGAATAAATACAACTTTGATCCCAATTACTTGGAACTTCAATAAAAAAGAATGGAAAAAAATTATTAATACAAAGAGTAATTGGAATACCAGTATTATTTATTCCAAATACAAAAATTTTATATTCGAAATAATTTGTATTTTCGTTTTGAATATCATCACAATACCAATCGAGACTTTGGAATATTAATTCAGAGTCCTTAAATGTAGTATTTCTTGGTTCCCAGGTCATTTCTTCTTATTATTATAAAGCATGATTTTTTAAGTAAATTTAAATAATGGGAAATATAAAAGACCCCATGAACAAAGATACTTTGAATAGTATTCTGATAGCATGTGTAATAATTTTATGTATAACGGTTTTTTATAGATATTATTATGATGGAACTGCTTTTTTTAAAAGTACAGTTGATAATAAATATTATAGAGTCAGAGATGACTCAGACAAACAGTTAAAAGTAAATATGTTAGCTACAATTAAAAATAAATTAAATATAATTGTAAAAACTTTAAAATCTGATCAACGATATTATAAAAATGATGCAGTTAACAGACTTATTAGTAACTGGAAAAATGGTATTACTATAAAAGAAATAGGAAATATGGAATCTGACGCAGCTTATGTTATCAACAAGAAATATATGTCATTTTGTATACAGGCAAAGGTTTATACATTAGAAAATATAAATCTTATGACTTATGTAGGTATACATGAATTAAGTCACATTATGTCACATGAAATAGGACATGGAAATGAATTTATTAAGAATTTCCAATTTCTTTTGGATTATTCAAAGAATTTAAAATATTTTGATATTATTTTGGATGCAGAATTACCATTATATATTCAGTTAAATAAAATTAAAACTCCTGATAAATATTGCGGTGTTAGTTTAATTAATTCAATAAATTAATTGCAAAAATAAAATAATTCATTATTGTATAAATAAAATGGTATATCTTTTTTCATTTGGTAAAAGACGGCGAACAGTTAAAAGAACTGTTAAGCGTTCAACCACTAAGCGGCCCCCTGCCGCTTTACGTAAACTTGCTAAGAAATATCGTGTTAAAATTAGTTTAAAAAGAGGACATCGGCGTGTATATAAAAAAGTAACTGTTATTAAAAGAGAGATTAAAAAGAAAATGCGTAAAATGCGCAAAATGCGCAAAGTTAAATCAAATAGAAAACCACAGCGAAAAAGCCATCGTTTTCAATTTGGTAATGCTAATTTTCCATTTCAGCAACCAAAAGACTATGGATACCATCAAAAAGTTGAACAATATCCAGGAACATTATCCCAGTCTGGTTCTTATGTAACAAACCGTAATAATATCAATAGGCCACCTGGAATGGGTCTTTCGTCAAATAGTATACCAACTCTAGGAACATATGCTCGGTTTTTTACAGAAAAAGTACCAAGAGTCGTTGGGCCCAACGGTACTGGATTTATGGGACAACCTGATGGAACACTTTACGCTGTAGGTAGCCCATTTTATCGTTATACTAAACGCCCGAGCACAGGCCGTAGAAGAAATACAACTAAATCTCGGAGACGAACTATGTTTGGATTTTTTTAAATTTCTTCAATTTTAATATTTTCTTCAATGTTTTTTAATGTATTAATTACAGTTATTTCTCCATTTGGCCTATCTTTATCCAGTCTTAATCTATAAGGTGTAAAATAATCTTTTTTAGGTATTTTAAACTCTATAATAACGTCCTTGGCGTCTTTTTCTCTTTTTAAAAGATCATTTTCAGTTAAATATTTTAAAATAAGATCGTAATTTTCAGTACCTTTTGATAAAACTTTAAAAACTTGTGTACCTTTATTTTTTATGTAATATAAATTTATTTTTATACCTATTTTTTTAACTGAAAAATCAACAGTATGATCTTCTTTCCATTTTAATAAATTGTAATCTCTTCCAAATTTAATAGGTTCATTAATAGGTGTAAATATAAGGCCATCAATTTTATTTTCAGTTGTTTTATTTATATGTTCCCATGTTTTAACAAGTTCGGATCCATATTTGTAAAATAATTTTGTTTTAATATTAAAACAATCAGTTGGTTTATTTATATATCGTTTAATAATAAAATCAACTACACATGCGTATCTTAAATTATGTGATGTTTCCATAAAACTTGATCCATTATATACCATACAATCATGAATAAGATAATTCCACGAACCTTCCGATTCAGATGTTTTTTTAGTTTTTATAATTTCTCCATCAAAAATACTTCCTTCAAAAACTTCTTTTTTAAATGAAAAATCCATAAAATATAATTCATTGTTTCTATTAATAATAAAACACATTGGTTTATCATTTATATTTATAAGAATTAAAACAGCACGTTCTCCGTCTGATTTTTCACATATCATATATTTTTCTTTTTTTATTGTTTCAAAATTTTTACGTTCTACTGTTACTGGTTGGGATCCTGGAAAATAATCTCGTTTTAATTTCATACCCAGTAACATTTCACATTCTATAAATATTTTTTCTTTAAGATCATCTGAATTTATCTTAAAGGCCTTAGAGTTATAAAAATCTACGTTCATTTTTTAATAATTTATACAAACTTAATTTAAAGTAAAATTATTTTTTGTAAATTTAATTTCAAACTTTTAAATAAAATCAAACTTTTTATTAATTCTTTTTATTTGTATGGGATAATCTTTTGTAAATGAACGTAAAATCTTTTTACCTTTAAATACAATATTTAATACAATATTTAAATCATTTTCACTTTTACAATTAAAACAATGATCGGTTCCACTTTCAAAATAAAGAATATCACGTGGATGTAAAATAATTTTATTTCCATCAATTTTAGCGTGTCTATTTCCAGACAATATAAACATATAATTATCAACTTCATCAAAATGACATGGAAATTCCCATTTTCCTCTTGATATACGTAATGTATATTCACAATCGGAATTTCTATTTTTTAACGAACTTGGAAATAAATGTTTATTTTTATTAATCCATTTAAATATAAATTTAGATATAATATTTTTAGAATTATTTCCAAAAGATAACCTTGTTTGTTTATTTCCAAATTTTAAATTATTTTTATCAAACCAATCTTTTAATTTATAATTTTCAGTTTTATTTGGATAAAGACTTGCTTTTCCCGTTGTAGTTGTAAAATCACCAACTTCTACAATTTTATTACCGCATATGTTTTTAAATTTATTTAATGGAAATTGTGGAAGTACATCACGGTAATGTTTGAATTTGAATTTAAATTTAAATAAAAAGACAAAAGATATTAAAATTAACCCAATTACTGTAATCAAAATTAATTTCATCTTTTTATTTACATTTATTTAAAAGAAAGTAAAAATTTTACTTTAATTTTAGTATCTATATTTTGGATCAAAATCAGCAACATCAATTTCAAATGTTAATAGATGTTCTCTATTGTGAAATTGATAAAATGTATTATCATATTTATAATAAGAAAATTTAAAATTTTCCAATGTAAAAGGAGGGTCAAACGATATAATTTTTTTATCGAAGTCTTGTCCTTTTAATGCCTTCAATCTTCCCGGTGATCTAAATTGTTGAAGCTGTATATAACCACTAGGATCAATAGTACTATATGTTGAAATAGTATCTGGTTCATTATTATCATATATAACAGCTGCAAATTTTTGGTTATTTGCTATATCGATACTTTCTATACGATCAGCCGATTTATTTCCAAACTCAACTTGCATAATAATATATTTAGGGTCGTCAAGCATGTCATAATCATAAATACTTGCAATTGATTGAATATTAATTACTCTAGTTGTATTATTTGTTAAATTACTCGGAGTACATATACCTGTATCACTTGAACCATAAATAACATTTAATAAATTACTGGTATAAATTTGTTTTTTAAATCCTAAAAGTCTAAATGGACTTCCTGATGTAAATGTATTATTTGTAAAATCAATACTAAAATTCACACTTGAATTTGTAATAATAACTCTATTTAACGGACTTGCATTTGGACCTGTTCCTCCATTTACAGCAGGAACAGTTGCTAAAAATGCGTTAAATGCGTTAGCGGAATTAGGATGTGTATTTAAAATACTGACAACTTCGGCGATAAGACCAGAAACAGGTACATTTCCATTTGATATATAATTTGGACTACCTATCACATTAGACCCAATAAAATATTGACCATCTGTTAATTTAAGTTGTTTAGTAACACCAGAAATAGTAACAATTAGTAAATTATTTTCAGAATTTACATTATATTCTGTTTTTGGCATTATTGCAGCAATTAATTCAATACGTTCTACATTTTTATGGGGTTGCATAAGTTCAACAAGATAATTATTAGCATCTGGATAAATAGAATAATTTCTTTGTCTAGAATCAATAATAACTGTGTGTTTACTTACTACTTTAACATTACTCGGAGCAGCTTTTTCTACTTTTGATAAATCTATATTTTCAAGTGGTATTTTGTTATAGTCTTGGTGTAAAGTATCTGTATCGACTCCAAGTTTTTGTAATCGATGCATCGCGGCTTCAACATCGTATCTACTCATCTTTTTATTTTACATATATTTTAAATCTTTAACTTAATAAATCACTTTCTAACTGTATTAAAATATTTTTACAATTCTGTAAACACATTGTTTTATTGTTCTTTACTATATCACTATTATTTTGAATAATAGAAAGATCTAATGAAGAATTATTATTTGATCTATTAATAGTACAGTTTACTATTTTTTTTGTTTTTTTACCAACGCCTTTGAGAGTAAGTTGTCCAAAAAGTATAGTTCTAAATTGTGGTGAAATTTTAATTTCAGTTGAAGTAAATTCTTTACATGGTCCAAATAGCCTTCCATTGGTAGTTTCTTTTTTACAATAGCATCGTTGTGTAATTCCAGTTGGTTTAATTTGAAAATAAATTGAAGAACTTGTATGGTTTCTATTAACATTTATACAAAAATTATCATTTGGGTCAATATAATAACACAAGTTATCTTCTGATTTTGTTATTTTTTTAATTTTTATTTTTGAATGAGTTTCTTTAAAAGATTTTTTAATAAAAAGTTCTATTTTTGATGTTAATTCATCTTGTTTAACTGTTTTTGTTTTTTTCTTTTCAATA